AACTCTGTGACGAATATGGCGAGTGAATTAGATTTAATACACAACACACGTATTCATGTCAGGACCTTGGTAGATGGACTGAAACACATTAAGCTATCTCGCTTATGTGGTCATTCTCCCATGATTTTCTTTTCTTCTATCTTTAAACATAAATTAGAATCCTGTGAGGACACATACTTTATGTTGAAGAAGTTTGAAGAGAAGAAAATCATGTTCTATTTTCCAAGTTTTCCTTGTTTTACGACTCCGAAAACTTGGGAACAGACGTGGAATTCTGCGTTTGTTCGTTCCGAGTCTTTTATACGAACTTTATGTATGTTCTTTAGAACATTTTCGTATAAGGGATCTTTCAATTTCAATGATTTAATCATCAAATATGCAATAATGGACTTTATGGGTATTTCAATTTCCCAATTGAAAACTCATCTTTGTTACTTATCTGGTGTTGGTCGTGGAGTTGCTTCACCTATATCTGAGGCCATAGATAAAGCTGGATATTTACTTTCTTATAAATCAACAAAATGGTTGTTACAAAAACTAAAAAAACCAATAAAAATTAGTGACACCCGTAATACGCTTAGAAACGTATTGAGTGAGACTCTGCTCCTTGGCATAAAGAGAGGTTTTCCCTCTATGCATGACAAGTATGTAGATCAGTCTGTTTTGAAATATATGAAAGAAATATCAACGCCTATGAAATCAGATCCTCTAGCTCTTAACGAGATTACTAGAACCTGCCAGGAAATTTTCAGATTTGGTGTGAACCAATATGATGCGTCGTGGTGGGCTGGCTCTTATTATGAGTCTGATGATCTTTGGGATTGTGATGGTACCTACATTAAACAATCTCCGGAAAAGCTCGAAGTAAAGACGAGTCCTTTTCATATTTCTACGAGAGCTGGTTTCAAAGCTCCTATTAAACGTGGAGGTATTTTAGGTCATCTCTTACGTGCTGATAGAGAAGGAAAAAATCTTATAGATCATTTTTCCCAACTATTATCCTGTAAGGAGGTATCTTGTTGTAGGGTGATTTGGTACTTTGGAGTTTGTTTGAACTCCTACAGACATTATGAATTGGCTTTGAAGTCATGGCTTAATAATGATAATATTGCTGACGTGCAGGTGTATTGTATACGTGAACCTTTAAAAGTTCGCATTATAACAGCCGGGACGCCAGAATTATATGGTTATTGTAAACCACTTCAAAAGGCAATGTGGGATAAACTACGAACTTTCCCGCAATTTAAGTTGGTCGGTGAACCTTTGACTAACGAATTATTAATATCTGTATTAAATAAACCTCTTCCTGACGACTCTTGTTTAGAGAGTTGGTTTATAAGTGGTGATTTTAAAGCTAGTACCAATGAGCTTTACATGGACGCAACCGCGACCGCGGTAGAGGCTGTATATGCCCTAGAAGA